TAAAAGATTTAGGATTGGACGACGACGAAATTAACGCGTTGATGGGAGCATAATATGGCACTTACAAGATTAGGACCAAACAATAGTACAAATATATCTGGTATAACAAATGCTCAGTTAGCTGGAAGTATTGGTAATTCTAAGTTAGCTGGAAGTATTGATAATTCTAAACTCGCGAACATCGTTCAATCGAAAAATATAATAATTAATGGTGACATGCAAATTGCTCAAAGAAACACTACAAAAGCTTCTGTTACAACTGTTGGATATTATACCGTAGATAGAATGCAGTGGATAGCTGATTATGGAACTGTAACTCTTTCACAAGATACAGATGTTCCTAGTGGATATGGTTTTGCAAAATCTTTTAAAGCAGATGTTACAACTGCTGGAACAGTTGTCAGTGCTGGTTATGTTCTTTTAAGACAAAAAATTGAAGGTCAAAATTTACAATATTTAAAAAAAGGAACTTCTTCAGCTCAAAGTTTAACTTTATCTTTTTGGATTAAGTCTACAAAAACTGGAACTTATATAGCTGAACTATATGATGCAGATAATACAAGACAAATTTCTAAAAGCTATACAGTAAGTACTACTAATACTTGGGAAAAGAAAACTATAACTTTTGCTGGAGATACAACAGGAGCATTTGGAAATGATAATGCGGCATCTTTATTTGTAAATTTATATTTAAGTGCTGGAAGTGATTACACTTCAGGAACTTTAAATACAAGTTGGGCAGCTTCTACTAATGTTAACAGGGTTGTTGGTCAAGTAGATGCACAAGATAATACATCAAATAATATTTACTTTACAGGAATCCAATTAGAAGCCGGCGATGCAGCTTCCGAGTTTGAATTTTTACCTTATGGTTTAAATTTAAGAAGATGCCAAAGATATTTTCAATCATATCCTTTAGCTGGAGATGCGAATTATCATATTGCAAATATGTCAAATTGGAATGGTTCAACATTTTATGGAAAAATGGAATTTATTACTACTTTTAGAGCTGATCCAACTTGGACAAGAAATGGTGGTGATTATCGTATATATGCAGCTAATGCAAATGCTTTATATTCTTCTGGTAATATAGAAAAAGTTGATACGACAAGTACAAGTATGTCAATAACTCCAGGATCAACTGTTGGATCTGCTGGAGACGCTGGTTTCTTTTGGTCTGAAAGTTCAGCAAAAAACGAATTTAGTGCGGAGTTATAATTATGGAAATAGATACAGTTACAAAATGTTATAGTGTAATTAACAATGAATTTGTAAGTTATAATGTCACTTACAAAAATTCAGATATAGAATCATCAGTACCACTAAGTGAATCAAACTTAGATTACCAAGCAATTCAAGAATGGGCCAAGATAGAGGGCAATAACATCATCGACAACGGAGCGTAGACCATGCTCTTAGGAAGTAGTTCTTTTGCTGGGTTACCCTTTGCATCTATTACCAATAATAATGGTGTAACAATCACCCCTACTAAGATTCAAGTAACTCTTGGTATTGGAAATTTTGGAATTTCCGCCGATTCTATCACGGAACTTCCACACAGCAGTCAAGTTGTTCTAGGACTTGGAACTGTTACGGTTGTAGCAGATGCTAATGTTGATCCAACTAAATCATCATATGTTCTAGGCACTGGAACTGTTACAATTTCCGCAGATGCCAACGTTACTGCTGTCAAAAATCAGGTTGTTATTTCTTCAGGAACTGTTACAATAACCGCTGATGCAAACGTTACACCTACTGGAAGCACTTTCTCGCTTTCTTCAGGGGTTGCATCTGCAATAGTATGGAGTGAAATTGGTCCAGGTGTTTCAATGGTATGGACACCTATAGACCCTTATTAAAATTATGGCATCAAGTTATTCAACAAATACACAATTAGAACTTATTACAACAGGTGAAAAAGCTGGTCAATGGGGTACGATTACTAATACTAATCTACAAATTTTAGAACAATCATCCACTGGAGTAGCCTCTATTGATATGGCTGGGGCTAGTGTTACACTTAATTTAACTGATGGAGCTACTTCTAATGGGAAAAATGTATACCTTAGACTTTATGGCACATTAGGAGCAAACAGAACTTTAACTATGCCAAACACTGCTAATAGAGTTTGGTTTATAAAAGATGATACAAATAGAAACGGTACTAACAAATATACATTAAGTGTTTTAACTGCTTCAGGAACATCGCAACCTGTGCCAGTTGGAGCTACTATGCTATGTAAGTCTGATGGAACGAACACTGTTACTACTCTTTTGGAAAAAGGATTTGTTCCAATTGATCATACTTACACACCTTATTTAGCTGTTGCAGGTGATCAAATTTTTTGCAATACAGCTACGTCTGCGTTAACGGTAACGCTTCCAGCTTCACCTTCTACAGGTGATGAAGTTACAATAATTGATTCAAGAGGAAACTTTAATTCTAACAATGTTACAGTTGGTAGAAATGGTTCCAATATTATGAGTGCTGCAACTGATGATGCATTAGCTGTCAATGGGCAATCATCAACGCTTATATATCTTGATGCAACTAGAGGCTGGGCTTATAAAAACAATACGACAGTATTCCCAACATAGGAGCTTAAAAGATGGCTCTTGTCAATTTTAAATTCCAACCTGGTATTGATAAACAGGATACTCCCGTAGGAGCAGAAAACCGATGGATAGATTCAGACAATACTAGATTTAGATATAGTCTCCCTGAAAAAGTGGGCGGATGGGCTTCTTTACTTTCAGACACAACTATTCATGGAGTAGCTAGAAAAATTCACGCATTTGTTGATACGGATGGTAATAGATATGTAGCTATTGGTACCGATAAATTTTTACTTATATATTTTGAAGGGCAACTCTATGATATTACTCCTTGGCGTTCTAATGATGCAGGAGTCCAAACAACTTTTACATCTTCCACTTTAGCAACTAATAGTACTTCAGTTAAAACTTGTACCATTACTACAACTACAGCACATAATTTAGAAGCGGGAGACATGATAGTTTTAGATGCCGTCACTCTGCCGGGTAGTACTGGTTTAAATGCTTCTGATTTTGAGGATAAACTTTTTCAAGTTTTAACGGTTCCAACAAACGTTACATTTACTATTAATTCTGCAAATCAAGCAAGTTCCGTTGTAGCTACAGGTGGAAGTATGACTGTTCAACCTTATCAAAGAATTGGACCTGCAGCTCAAACATATGGTTATGGTTTTGGTGTGGGAAACTATGGTGGAAATATTGCTGGAAGTCTTTCGAATGATTTAGATGGAGCATTAAACGCTGACACTGCTGGAACAGGTGGAGTAGGGACATCAGTTACTTTAACTTCAAGCACAGGATTTTCTAATCCAGGTGTGGCATCTGTTGGCGTATTAGGTACGGGAGAATTAATTTCTTATACAGGTATATCAGCCCCAGATTTAACAACTATTACAAGGGGTGCTTATGGAACTGCAACTCCAGGAACTTCTAACGGACAAGCCCACAGTGATGCAACCATTGTATATGATGCAACCGATTGGAATGGATGGGGAGAAGCGGTTAATGCTTCTAGTGTTTCACTTGAACCAGGTTTATGGTCTTTAAATAATTGGGGACAAGTTCTTGTTGCAACAATAGCAAATGGAAAAACTTTTACATGGGATTCAGGGATTAGTGGAGATGCAAGATTCACCGCGCGAGCTTCAACTACCACAAATAATTATGCAACCAACATTAATGGGGATTTAGGAAATCCAACCGCTAGCCGACTTACAATTGTGTCTCCGACTACTCGGCACTTAATTCATTTAGGAACAGAAACAACGATTGGCAACACTGCCACTCAAGATGATATGTTTATCAGGTTCTCTGATCAAGAAAATTTAAATGTATATACTGCGGATGTAACAAATGCTGCGGGTTCTCAGAGACTTCAAGATGGAACGAGAATTATGGGAGCAATTGTTGCTAAAGAAAATATTCTAGTATGGACTGACAACGCTTTGTATGCAATGAAATTTGTTGGTGCTCCATTTACATTTGGATTTGAACAGGTTGGTACTAACTGTGGATTAATAGGACAAAATGCAGCTGTTGAAGTAGATGGGGTTGCTTATTGGACTAGTACCAATGGTTTCTTTATGTTTGATGGTACGGTTAAAACTTTAACAGCTTCCGTTGAAGATTATGTCTACAATGATTTTGACACCACTAAAGGTCAACAGGTTTATGCAGGAATTAATAATTTATTCACAGAAGTTATTTGGTACTATCCTGCTTCAGGTTCTACTTATAATGACAGGTATGTTATATTTAACTACGGCGAGTCTAATCAACAAACAGGGCTTGTTTGGTACACAGGTACGGAAGCTAGAACAACTTGGATAGATGCTATTGTTTATCCTAAACCTTATTCTACTTATTATAATAGTGCGGCAGTAGGAAGTTTTCCAACTATAGTTGGGGCTCAAGGATTAGGTCAAACTACTTTTTATGAACAGGAAACAGGAACTGATCAAATTAACCCGGACGGTACTACTACTGCTATTACTTCTTACATTAAGTCTTATGATTTTGATCTCGATCTTCAAGGGGACGGGGAATATTTTCTTTCTTTAAGTAGGGTTATACCTAATTTTAAAACATTAACAGGGACTGCTACTTTTACGATGGGGGTAAAACGTTATCCATCAGATACTCAAATTACTAGCCCTTACAGTCCTTTTAGTGTAACATCTAGTACGCAAAAATTTAATACTCGAGCAAGGGGTAGATTTGCTAATGTTCAAATAGCAAATAATTCTACTGGTGAGGATTGGAGATTTGGAACATTAAGAATTGATTTAAAACCAGACGGGAGAAGATAATGGTCGCAATGCCTAATATGAATTGGATGGGGAATGAACCCAGTGGAAGTGCTTACGATGTATATCGTTGGTATCTAGGGGGAGGAAACCCCAACGCTACTCCAGGGGGTGGAGGCGGTGGAGGTATTACGCAAGCCTATCAACCAGGTGGCGATGGACTAGGTCAAGGAGCGTTGCAAGTAGGTGATCCAATGATGAATGCATCAAATTTTTATAAAAGAGGATGGGATGAATGGCAAAATAAAAATAACCCTACTCTTAAGGATAGTTTTTTTGGTTTTCCAACTCAAAAACAAGATGTTAATCCCGCGGACGCTGGTTTTTATGTGGGCAATAATATGCAAATTCCACAAGCCCTGACTAAAGCAGGAAAAATGCAGCAGGGTTGGAATAAAACTAAATCTGGAATAAGTAATTTTTTAAGTAATTTTAAAGGACCAATTAGTGGCATCTTAAGTTCTATGGATAAGTTTCACACACTATCTCCAACCGATCAACAATTTATTGAAATGAATATGGGCTACACAGGACCAACAGTGTTTGGTGAAAACACATCTGGATTATCTAAAGACCCATTTGGTTTAAATGTTAGGTCAGCTTTTGGTAATTACGCAGAGAGGGTTGGTGTAGAAGCAGACAAATTAGGAACAGCCCTTACTAAAAGTGCAGCTAAAAGAGGTTTAAGTTTTGATCCTGAAACAGGAAAAGTTACTGGAGGAACCGATGAAGAAATAGAAGCATGGCAAAAACAAACTAAAATGATGAACAAGAAATTTAACTTTTATACTAACATGAATAAGCAAAAAACCTTCAATGAAAAAATATACAAACAAAACCAAGACGTTATGAAAAAAGATGTGGCTAAAGTTCAAAATAAAATTAATCAACAGGAAGATAAAATAAATCAAGCCGCTTCTAAAAAAGATTCTAAATCTGGAGCATCGACAGTTAATCCTATGTCTAATTATGGAAAATCTCAAGGCTACACAGGAGGACATCACAACCCACATACATCAACAGGTTGGAGTGGTTCTAGTAAATCTAGTAAATCAAGTGGAAGTAGTTACTCACGGCCAGGAGCAAGTGGTCATCCAAGTGGTCACCACTGGGCTGAAGGTGGAATGGTGGATGCTGATTTAAGTAAAGACGCAGAATATTTAGGATGGAAAAAAGTATATAAAATGAATCCAGAGTTAGGTTCTATGCATGATAAACATCCAACCTTTATTAAATTTTATAAAAAACATGAACGAGATCAGAAAAAATTTGGAGGTCTAGCAGGATTATTATATGGCTAAAATTGTAGTAAGAATACCAGAAGCGAAACCACAATATGAAGTAGATAACCAACGTCAAATTGCAAGGGCTTTACGGGCGGTCGTTGAACAATTAAATTCAACATTTTTAACTCAAGAGAAAGAGGAGCAGGAAAGATTTAATTTCTTTTTATCGTAATGGCTAATGTTTATGCTAATATTCAAGCTAAAATTACCTCCGCTGGGTCATATGATGATGTGTATGAATCGCCCACTGGAACAACGAGTATTGTTAAAAGTGTTAAGTTATTTAATAGTCATAGTGGCGCTTTAGATGTAGAAATTAAAGTATATGATTTGTCAACCACTACTGATTATGAATGGGATAAAGTTAGTATAAATGCGAGTGGGAGTATTGATTTATTGACTTTTAATAACCTTATAATCCTTGAAGCAGGGGATAAATTAAAGATGCAATGTGCTACAGGAAATGTTATTAAAATGACTGCAGCTATATTACAGATAAGTAGATCATAGGAGATATATGCCTTTTATAGAACAAGAAGCTAAAGATGAAATACAAAAAATAGACGGTAAAGACGTTAGGGTTATTACGCCTGAAGTAGAAGTAAAACTCACTAATACTGAAACAGGGCAAGAATATATGTCAGATAAAGAAGCTGACGATGATGTAGACCACCCAGATACACCCACTAAAAGGGAACATATTAAAAGAGATGTTCATGTTAAAGTTAAGCAGGTTATCTTAGGTGCTCAAACCAAAGGATTGTAAAATATAATAAAATAGGA